GTGTCCAGGATTTGAAAACGATACTTTCTTGTATTTTGGACCCGGGTAGTTGTTCAGCATATTGGCTGATTTCAAATTGAATGGTTTATTTTGGTAGAATACTGCCCATATACCTTCAGCCGCTAGGACCTGTTCGCTCTTGTATGATTTGCGATCAGTGTGTTCCAGTAAAATCGTAGGTTTAGGTCTACTCATATAATATGAGTATTTATCTAAAATAAGATGTATTATAGATTACCGCCGTCTACTTTGACTTCTATTGCTTGGTCTTCTGTGCTTGTATTCTGTGCTATTAGACCCTCATAGTCGCCCGCTAAACGGGCCAACACTGTGGCTAGGCTGTATGTGACTTGCTTGGCTGTGTTGATGTCTAAACGCACTTCTTTTTGATTGCTGAGATCAGCACCTTTAACTTGTTGTATGAATTGTTGTATACTGGCTGTGTTAATAGGTTCTTTTGTTGGCATTGCTTAACTCCGTTTTCATTTCTAATGATGTTCTAAATGGGCCTTTGAATGGATAGTTTTCCAAAGTCAACAGTTTAGGGCAATAACTTCGTACCCATCCTTTTTCAAACTGAATAATGTAATATCCAGCACAATATAAACTTTTTGATTTTTTGCTTTTATTGAACAAAGGCAGTTTACGTTTTACATCAAACACCATATTGTAAGGTTTAAATTTTGAAGGATAGTCATACACTGTGTTGTCTTCATTTTCTTTTACTTCTGCTGGAGCACTAACTGTGGATCCCCACATCCAATCTCCGCTGAAATTTTTCTGAAGTTGTTGTTGATTGTCGAATATTCTTGTGCCATCGGAGCAACTGAACATATATCTTCTATCTTCCTGTCTACATATTGTGCCTACTTTTTGTCCGTCTGATTCTAATATCCAGAATCTGTTTTCTAATATCGGCTTTGCAAAAAACTTTGTTGTCATGCTGTTACCTCTTCTTTCATTTTGTATTTTGCGTTTAATGGATCAGCATAACTTTGCGGGTATTCAGCAATTTTTTGCATATCCCATTTGGCACAAAACTTAATTAATTTTAATCCTACTTGTTCAATTTGTTTGGGTTGAACAGACTTCACTGTTTCATTGATGATCTTTCTAATTTCTTCTGGCTGTGCTGTCAAATCACACAGTGTTACATTTCTTTGATAATCATCCAGCACACGATGTTCTTCACCATTATGATCCAACCAACGTTGTAACATCATATTGTTCCAGTTGTATCCTTTAGAATTTCTATCTTCAAATGCTTCTTGTAAACCAACTTTCTTTTTTGTGCCTTTTGTACGCACACCTGGAAAAGCCGAAAATACATTGTCTGCTGTGTCACCTCTCATGCATTTTTCAAACAATAACCATTCAGGATTTGGCGCAGGCTTGTCTTCACCTGTTTTCTTATCCTTAACTCTGTTGCCTTTGTCGTCAAAATAACCTTCATGTGTTATAGTGGTTTCTGTAATACCGTTGTATTGGCACACATTAGGAGCAATCAATTGAGCAAAATCGCCATCTGTGCTCACTATGATGTGATTATCATCAGGATGTGCTTGTACAAAGCCAGCAATTAAATCATCTGCTTCCAATTGTGGATGATGTAGTGTGGTACAATTCGTTTTTGTTTCTATAAACTCTTTAAAATTATCAAAGGTTTCCCAAAAAACTTGATCTTCTTCCACTTCTCTTTCTGTTCTGGCTTCTCTGGCTTCTGATCTGTTTCTTTTGTATGGTGTATAAAAATCTTTACGCCATGATCTGCCTTCCAAACAAAAAATTACGTGATCGCCGTTGAAGTCTTGCCATACTTTTCTAATAGAATTGAATGTGATATGTAATGCCATACCCACTTTTGAATCCAAATCACTCTGTATGGCGTGTCTGGCTCTAAAGAATGTGTTGGCAGTGTCTACTAGTATGTAATTCATATGCTATATTTTCATGAAAAAGAAATACCATAGGTATAACAATAATCCACTTGATCCAACGGTTATAATCAATCCTGCTATTTCTTTTATTATGTCCATTAACTGATTTCTGATTTGTCGTCACTTAAATTTTTTGTGTTGATGTACCCAGCACCTCTAGTAGGATCCATACCTTCTTCTTGAAGAATGTTTCTTGCTATTGTTCTGAACCAAGCATCCACAATTTGTTCATTGCTTTCGCCTTTGTATCCTGCGTCCAACAATTTTTCTATGAATTCGTTGTTCCAATCCAATTCAAAAAATCCGTTTTTGATGTTGTCTTCATTTATTTTTGTGTCCAACACACCCACCCAAGGTTCTCCTTTTGCTGTGGCTTCTTCTTTCTCCTTCATCAATGCTTCTAATCTTGGATTGGATTCTTCTGGTTTTGTTTCTTTCTTCTTAACAAATATGTCTTTTACTTTTTTTACTATATCCATTTTTTTATCTCCGCTATGTCTTTTAGTCTTTGTTCTTCTCTGTCCTTCATCATCTCCTTAGGTACCCCAGGCATTTCCGAATATGTCGACATGGAGTCTTGGAGTGTATCTCCATCCTCTTGCCATTGCAAGTTCGGCAACCTTTCTTGTGTTGAGTGTGTATGTTTCTGATCTGCCGCCCAGTGGCATGATATAAACGGGAACGTTGATTCCCACTTGATTGAACTCGGCAACTGCTCTTGTAACTTCATCCACATCGGATGCATCAGCAACCACAAATTTAAAATACATTTCACTGTTAGGAATCCTACTATAAGCAAGAGCAATTTCAGGCTTGATAGCAGTGTGCCAAGGTTCACCTGATACGGAAAGTTTTGGAGAGCACGACCAAGTGACTTGGAATCTGTCCTGTTTTCTGAGATAGTCTTCAAAATCCTTGTGTAAAGTCTGCGTTGTGTTTGTTTCGAAAGTAACATTTTTTAAGTCCTTCATTCTTGGATGTTCAAACAATTCAATGTAAGTCCTTTGCCATCCTAACAAAGGCTCACCACCTGTTAATATAAAGTGTACATCTTGTCCATTAGACATTGTCCACTTGCCTTCAGGAGTTAATGATAACACATGATCCACCACTTCGTCAATGGTTTTGTCCATCATATACTTTTTAAATTCAGGATAGATACTGGCATAAGTGTCACAGCCTGTATGAACAATTGGCAAGTCTTCAAACTTGTTGACCTTGTCCAGTATTCCATCATCAAGTAATTCTTTAACTTCGGGATTGTACTTGATTCCTTGTTTCAACTTTTCTGCTCTGTTTGGCTCTTTTGCCAAACCAAAGTTCATACAACGAAAATTACAACCAAACGTTCTTAAGAATACTGAAGGTACTCCTACAAAACGTCCTTCGCCTTGTACAGAATAAAATGCTTCTGAATATCTAAGTTTACTCATGACCTTTCATGCTCATACAGATATCATAAAACTCTTTCTTAAGTGGAGCGTGTTTATCGAACGCACCCAACATAATAGCAGTTGTCATATCTGATTGATGTTCTTTTACTCCTCTGTGTGTCATACAGTGATGTTCTGCTTTGATCAACACAGCCACGTTTGGAGTTTTAGCATATTTCTGTAATGCTTCAGCAATCTGTGTGGTCATCTCTTCTTGAATCTGTGGACGTTCTGCTATGTGATGAACTATTCTATTAAACTTGGATAATCCAATCACTTCTTTTTCAGGCAGTACACCTACCCAACATTTACCCACAATGTTCTGAAAGTGATGAGCACAAGTTGATCTAACACTGATCGGACCACTTGTGTATAAACTTCTATATCCCATATTCGGAAAAGAAGTTACCTTAGGCGGTTGTACAAATCTACCACCAAATATTTCATTGATGTACATTTTAGCAACACGTCTAGCAGTGTCTTTTGTGTTGTGATCATTTTCTGTGTCAATCACCAAAGCATCTAAAACTGATGTGAAAGATTCTTCTACTTCTTTCTGCAATTCAACCAGTTCGCCTTCCTCAATATAATCAGCAATATTATCATTGCTGTGGAACCTTGCTTCTTTGTCCTTAAGTCTTTGTCTTATACGTTCCGATGCTTTCATCCTTGCCTCTTAATGTAAGTTTCTAATACTTCTAATTGATCATGATATTCAGCAATTACTTTTAATTCTTTTTCAATTGCTTCTAATACGTCAGGATGTTCTCCCACGCCCACAGCCTTTTCCATGTATATTTCAACATTAGCCGCGTGTTTTTCTATGTGCCCTTTGGCATGTGCCACAAGTGCGTCATATATACGTTCTCTACTTGCCATTTGTATTTCTCCTATGTTGTTACTATATTAACAAATTTTGTCCAATTTGTCAACGATTTGTTTAAGAACAATTTGGTTTCCTTCTTCAGTATAGTGGTTGGTTTCTCCCCTATATAAGGGCCAAATATCTGTTAAATCCAGTGTGTGTTTTTCCACAGCAAATTGGTTGCTGATACTGAAGTTATCCACAGCCAAATATGGTATTGTGATGATTCTATTGATTTCTTCCCTCAATAAACGGTATATGTTTTTTTGGTAATCATCATCATAATGATGCCAAAACCAATTTTTGGCAGTGCGTAATCTAGGATTGAACCAGTCGAATTTATGATTGATATCCGAATATATCAAATCACAATCCTTGTGTAATCCTTGTTTGTGTACAGGATGTTTGGGAGTGTGTATTCTGCTGGGACTGGTGTGACACACAATCACACAATCATAATTCTTTTGCCAACTTGGATCGTGATCAAATACCTTTTTGATTTGTTGGAGTATTTTGTATTCACCACAACCTGCCTGTGCCACATTGTTCACAGCATTGTGTTTTGTCAATTCTAGAGGCCAACCCTTGCCGTTGGGCCATTCTGCGGCAAAACTGTCGCCTGCGATTAAGATTGTTTTAGCCATGTCAAATATTCTGTTGCTATCAATTTATGATACTGATTGTTAAAATGTTCTTTGTCCTCAATAAAATAATCTTCTGCTGGATGTCCTAGTGTATTTAGATATTGTTCCACCGACTGATCCGCTCTTTTCAATGTATCTATCTTACCAAAATAATCTGTTTTACTGGGCCATGCTCCTCTAGTTCGAAAATTGAACACATATAGTTTGGCATTATTTTCTGTACACAATTTGTCCCAAGCATACATATTCAATAAAAAATCTCTTTTTTCAATTACAGTATTACATTCATAATAAAGTTTTACACTCATATAAGAGTCTTTTCTTAAATCAGGAGAGGTCAAACCATGCTCCGCTGAAAATCCTATTGATGGAATTTTTTGATAATCATCTGCTGTGGGTTTTTGAAGTATTTGTACAGTGTTACCTGATACAGGTTGGTCAGAAAATTTTCTTATTTTTTCTATTGATTCTGGATGTTCATACATAAAGTGATCCAATGGTTCAACATCATATTTTAAGTCAGGGTCAAAACTTAATGTTATTCTATTCAACGGTGCCAAACACAAAAATACTTCATCTATATCATTATATTTTTTAAACATATTTGCTAACCATATAGTGTATAAGTTATTGGTAGCACCTGGTTGAGCATAAATCACAACATTTTTATTTGCGATCTCTGAATACATTTCTGCGTAATTGTTGTCGTTCCAGAAAGTGAAACTGCCAGGACCTACTTTACCTGCTATGGTTTTATAACCTACTGTGTGGCTGTCGCCTATGAAAAGTGTTCTACTCATTTTTTAATTTGTATATCATAATTTACAATGCATCTTGGACCCGATCTAGGTATACCTCCTCCATGCTTTATTTTACCATCAAACATAACTACTCTGCCTTTTTTTGGATTGATAGATTGTATAATATTTCCTGTTTCATCAAAGAACACTGTGGGTCCGTCGGCATCATTAACAAAATATATCACAACCATGTGATCAATTTCTAGGTCTATGTGAGGTTCATAATATTTTTTATCAGTGTGGTGGGGTACAGTTATAAAAACTCTTGCCAACACAATATTTTTTAAAATAAAATTATTCTTGTTGCAACAAGCAATAGGTATCATTCCAAAGTTGTCAAGATGTTTACTTACAGTTGTGTGTGATTTTAAAAGATGTATAAAACTTAATGGTGGTTGATTTATTTCTTGGGCTGTACTTTCATATTTGCATTTAAAATCAACTGTGGGATAAACAAATTCATCGCTGTTGCTTTTAGCACCCATGGTGATAAATTCAATGTGATCCTGTAGATATGTTGGAATCAGATCGTCGTATACTTGAATAAATGGATTATTCATTTTTGGTGTAATCTCCCTTGCCAGGAATAACGTGTCTTACACCACCTTTGGGATTTTCACAATCACCTTTTTTTCTAGGAATAAGATGAACGTGTGGGTACATACAAGTTTGTCCTGCCGCTTCGCCCACATTGATTCCTATGTTGAATCCGTCAATAACTCCTTTAGCAATATTGTCATTGCCTATTTTCATTGCCAACTCCATGCATCTAATAATTCTTTCTTGCGTGGCTTCTTTGGGCACAATCAATGAATGTCCTTCTGTAACAGGATATCCGTCATTGTACCAAACCATGTCTTTGAAATCATACACCACATCTTCCCATGGTGCTCTGCCTTCTTCTTTTGCTTTTTCCAGCGTATCAACTTTTATCATCTTACCATTCCTCCCAAGGAAACACAATCCAACACGGATGTACTTCTTTATCAATAGTATAGCACCAGTAGTCTAATTTGTCAAACTTGCTGGGCGTATTATGGATCAAACTGGCATACTTGACAGTCTTTATGTTACCAAAAAGATCATGAATGTAATTAAAGGTTGATCCGGTATCATTTATATCATCAATAATCAATACCTTTTTATTTTCTGCCACAGCATTCATTAAATTAATTGAATCTGGTTCAGACTTATGATCTCTTAATCTTATATCCAAAACTTCGTGCGGTTTGTGTAGTCTATGGCTCATATAGATACCAGGAATACATCCACCTCTGTTGATTCCCATGACCACATCCGGCTCAAAATTATCATCAGTCATTTGATCACATATTTTGTCCATGGCGTTTCTGATTTGAATCATTGTGAAATATTGTTTATTAGTCATCAAAATATATCCTCATCAGGATTTTTTGAACAATAATCTGTGTAGCATATTCTCCAAACATTTCTAAATTTTTCATACGCTATTCTCAATGATGGATACTCGTCGCACATTTCTTCTATCTTTGCTAGACTGGGCACTGAGTCTTCAAAAGGTTTTGCTGGAATGTAATCATCAAATGTAAAATTTTCCATGCCTTTGCCAGCATCTGCTCTCATCATTTCACCTATGTCCATGGTATCAACCGAACCAATCGAAGCACCCGAAGGTGTAACACCGTAACTGACAGATACACTTTCTGTAGCAGGTGCCCAACTGCCTGAAAATGTTTCATCAGCCACACTGTAGGTTATTTCTGTTTGTTCGAATTTTTTATCTTTTTCTACGCTCATACTGTTAACTCCTCTGTAATATATCGTTGTAGTTCATGATCACCAACATTGTTGGGTATTTCATTTTTATAAAACAATCTGTAACTGTCGGAACCATATTTGCCAATACCGTATAGTTCGGTGGCATCAACTCCATTCCAGTTATCAAACTGCTCACTCATTCTGTATATTCTTTCTGCTTTCTTTTTTTGCATTCCTAGTGGTTGTAGCATCTGCTCCAACTCAGAAATGTTGGCAGAACTGAGAAGTTCTGTGTGTGTTGCCCAACGTTTAAACAGTTTGGGCAGAACTGCTTTGACTTGCCGACGATTTGTTAGGTTCAAACAGATCACTCCAACCATGTGTTGCCACACATTAGAAACCTGTTGTTGAACCATCAAGTCGTCACGCATTAGTACAATTCTTCGATCTTATCGCAAATCTTTAATTTCTTTGCCTCTTTGGCATCTAACCACACATCTTGCGGTGGAAGTAGTATTTCTCTGATCTGCTTTTCATTCATTCCAATACATTTTTTGTAGTGCTCAATCATACGTTTTGTACTGAGTTCAAATTCTTTTACTCTAGCATACAGTTCGTGTTCTTTACCAGCACTGCCCCAACTGTATTGATGTGACAGAATACTTGTATTAGGTGTTAATATTCTTGATCCTTTTTTGCCTGCTATGAATATTAAAAATCCACATGAAGCAATCAATCCTAGTCCAACTGTTTTGATAGGTATTGTACTTGCTTTCATTGTATCAATCAATGCGAAAGCGGCATGAACATCGCCTCCAGGTGAATTGATTATCAGTGTTAATTGAGGCAATCTATTGTCTGCTAGATTATGATTCATAATCCATTGTAAGCAGTTTCTACAAGATTCCATTGTTATTTCTTCCATCAGCACATAAACGCCGTTGTTTGCCAAGTTGTTCTGTTGTGCTGGTGGTGTTCCTTTTTTAGCCATTTGATACCGCTCCATATAGTTTGGTGCCTGAGAAAAATTGCTCTTTTAATCTTTGTTTCTGCTTCAAAACCGCAGGCACATATTTTTTATAATTTTCCATATAATCTTCAATACGAGCAATTATATGTTTTTTGTTTGCTCTGTAACTTTCCATATTCTCGGTCCAATCACTTGGATATAAGAATTCTTTCATTGCCATTTCTGAATAACTCAATCTATCTGGAATCATAGGAATCACATTTAGAATGGCGCCTTCATACCAACTGATACCCAATGTTTCTTGTAGGTTGGCAGAAAACATCAGTTTGGCTTCTCCCAGCAAGTTGTGGTATTCATTTTTAGTTAAAGGTCTTTCTTGGCACGTCACAAACTCATATTGTGGCAGTGCGTTTTTTAAATCTTGAAATATAGCAGGTTGCTTTTCTGGAGCCAATCTGTGTGGGAATAGTATTTTATTTTTCTTTTCCATGTTTTGATATAGATCCAATGTGGGTTCCATGTATTCCATTGGCCATCCTGCTCTAATAACTTTGCTGTCATCTTTTGCTTGTTCAAATGTTTTTGTGAATAGGTCTATGTGAAACTGTGTGGCAAAAAAGTTGTGATCAAATGTATCAAACATTGCCTGCTCTGTGTTACGCACCCAAGGTTTATCTCCAATCAATCTACCCAAGAAGTCTTGTGGATCATACGAACCGGCGTGCCACATACCACCTATTTTAATCTTAACTTTCAATAATTCTGCCATGTATTTTAATTGTAGCACAGTGGGATTCCAAGCATCTGTGTACAAGAAGTAATCACCATTTTTAACTTTGCCATCACAAAACATTTTGCCAATCTGTTGCATTTGGTTTGCTTTGTACACATTGGTGCCACCAAAGTTTAAGAATGCTCCAGGAGTTGTGGCTTGTGGTGTATCACCACCGCTGATTGATACAACTTCGTGATTGGTTGCTTTCTTTAGTTGTCGAGGCAAATGATACTTCCACTCTTTGGTGTATCTTGTATCAACTGCTTCTAAATCTACAATATAAATTGTCATTTGTTTTCCCAATACGTTATTAGTGTCAGTCCAGCAAACACCATGAACGCTATGTACAAGGCGTCACTTAAACTTTCGTTGCCTGTATTAAAAGGATCTGGCATATACCAACCATGTCCTATAAGACATAATCCAGCAACTATTCCAAATATGTACGTCAAGGATCGCTCCTTTCTGTTACTCCACGTGATAAATTATCTCGCTACCATTTTCACCATCTTCACTGACATTGATGATAATTTCTCTACCTGGATATTTTTTAGTAATCTCTTGATACAGATCATCGCTCATCATTTCGCAAGATTTGAAATCCAACTGTAATGTTTTTTCAGCATACAGTTTTTCTAACCATCTTTTGAATTGAATAAATTCAATGTCTCTATCATTGTGAAATACTTCAATTTCTACCTTGAAGTGAAATATATGTCTATGAACATAGCCTAAGAATGAAACATCATACTCATCACCTGTTGCTAACTTTGGATCATCCAATGCCGCAGGATATTTGTGAAGTCCTTCTTTTCTAAATGTTACCCATATAAATGATTTTTTATTCATAGTTTATTATAGCAATTTTATTCGTCTGTGTCAACGTCAATTACTGTGTCTCCCACATATTCTTTCCAATCTGTATAGTGCATGGCATCTGTTATTTCTTTAAGGTTTCTGCTCCAAACACCTGTGTTAGAATGGCCCCACGTCACATCATCTATCTTCAATGTGGCGTTGCCGTTCACTTTGTAGATGTTGGGAATTTTGGCACTGATCATTGGAATAAATTTTTTATAACTCATTAAACCTGTGGCTGTAACTGTTTCCATGTATTCAATACCAAAGTCCAATGTGATCCAAAAATCTTGTTCCAGTAAAGATTTCATCATATCCACCCAAGGTTTTAAATCTTCATCCTTGTTTATAATAAAACTCTGACTGGTTCCAAAGTAGATGTGCTTGGCTTTGTGTTCCACAGCCAATCTAGCAATCTCTTCTACAGGTCTTGTACCAACCACAAACAGTGTTTGCCAACCTTTTGCCACAGTGTTTTCAATCTCTGTGCCTGTAAAATAGATTACCTGTTTACGTTTTGCTGTGTCTAAAGCCATTCAATATATCCTCTGTTGTAACCTGGCATTCTTTGATTGCCTTCTTTGAAAGCATCTTGCCATTCTGTTGATCTGTCATATCCTTTGCTCCAAAACTTGTCCACGTTTAATACACCTGTTTCTATCATTTTAACTGCCATCTTCATACATCTTTGAAAGTTTTTTTGTCTAGGAGATGGAAATACCACTGTAACAGCATTCCATAACAGTTTACTAAAACTGGTTGTGATAGTTTTTGTTTTTTCAGCACCCAACACAATCAAACCTTGTGGTTTAACAATGTCACGCACAAACACTTCATCTCTTGTGTTTAGATCAATCACAATATCATATTGACCGTTGAAAGTGTCTTTGAGTTTGTCTTTCCATAATTCTTTATTGCTGGATCCTATTACATCTATATCAAAGAAATAATTTGCTTGTAAATATTGATACACCACCCAACTTAAAAATCCACTGCCTATAATACACAGTTTAGAATCTTTGCTGTTTCTTTTTTCAAATTGTTCTTCATCCTGCATCACTATGTTCAATCCACACGCCACAGGCTCCACAATGTATTTAGGTTCAACTTCAGGCACACTCACATATGTGCCAATATCTGCATTGTATTGATCAGCATAAGCAGGTTCACCTCTTGTGGCAACATAATCTCCGACCTTAACATCATCAATGTCTTTGCCTACCTCTAACACTTCACCCAAACCTTCATGTCCTTGCATCTGTAAAGGCAATGGACCAAACTCACCATTCATCATATCAATATCACTTCTACACACACCTGTGAAGACACTTTTAATTCTGATCTGATTGTCTTTGATATCAGGCACATCAAACTCGCCTTCTTCAAATGATCCTTTACCTTCAGTGTATAATATTTTTACTTTTGTCATTAATTCTTTCCTGTATCCATAAATCTTGTTCCATCTGATTATTCCAGAATGTATCATCTTCCAAATGTATCAAACAATCCTTGATCATATTTTCATATGCTTTCTCTGGACACAGTCCTAAATTGATTGATTTCAAATGAGATTCTCCATTCTTATAAAAGTTTATGCTAACATCATCCATCAAATTGCTTTTCCAGTTGGCGTATAGTATATAGGTTTTATCACCATTTGTCAACTCCATCACAGCAGAATCATCCACATCATACACTCCATCCTGTTTAACCACACCATAATCTGTGCCTGTACAGTCTGATAGGCTCCATCGCTGTTCTAATCGATACTTGTCCAGTTTAAAGTCTTTGTAATTGTGTTTGTTGGCAGATATCATTATGCTGATTAAATGTGGCAGTAGATCTCTACTCACTCCGCCAAATGCTTTAGACTTGTCAGTGAACCATGTGCCAGGACCTGGAATTCTATTCTTGTTCACCCAATTGATTTGAACCAAATCGCTTGCCTCACAACTTTCAACAATTTGATCAATGTTGTCTCTCCATTGATTATTTTTTGTCATCATAAATCTTGTGGACTTATTTAGGTTCGTTAACAATCTCCAATGTTCAATTGTTTCAACACCTGGTTTTTCAACAAACACAATCTTTGTGTGCTCTGCTACTTTTAATGCTGTTTTGTAATGAAGATAGTTTGGCACACAGATATGAGCAGTGTCAAATGGTGCGTGTGTGCTGATGGCTGTGGTCAGTTCGGTAAAGTCAGGCTTCATATCAGGATTGATATCCACAGTGATCACTTCATGTCCCATTCTTTTTAGAACATCAACATACAACTGTCCGAAACCTAATCCAACAACCAAACTTTTCATTATGATAAAGATTGCCTCATTTTTTCCAATGTTGTTTTTAAAAACAGTTTTGTTTTTTTAAATTTAAGCAATAGTTCTTTGCTAGTCCATGATCTGTCATATGAACGTTCTGATTCCATCTCGTCCACTTTCTTTTTGTACCATGTGTACTCTTTTTCAACTGCTTTTAGTTTTTTACTTTTCTTTTTTGTCATTTTATGCCTCCTCAAATAAATTAGAAAACTGAGTACTTGCGTTCACAGTTTTCTTACCTGTTGCTCCTCTAGTGCCAATAATTGACATCCAGAATCTTGAAAACTCTTCTATCACTGCGTTGGCTTCATCTCTGTCACTTGTGGCAAACACAGCATTCACAATGTCTCTAAAAGCAATTCTATCAAATTTTTCTTCCACCAACATTTTAGGATTTAATCCTGCGTCATACTGTCTGTTGGCTTCTTGAACTGCTGAAATATGCATCCAAACATTGTGTGCCATCTGTAATGTGTAACTGAATGAATCCCAAGAAGTCTTGCCTTCATTGCCCATCTTGTTGAGATCGCCTGGCTTGTAGCAAGTGATATCTTTCAGCATTAATCTTTTGCTGATAGCACTGTCTTTGAAAGATTCAAATATACCTTTTTCTAACACAGCATCTCTAAATAATTTTGTTTCTGTGGCAAATGCTTTATCATCCACACTGGGTTGCATTCTATAAGTCCATTTCTTTTTGTCTTCAATTTCAATGTCTGTGTAAATCTGTCCATTAGCACTGGCTAAGAATGGAGAAGCACAATCAAATGTAATCATAAAATTTTCATTGTGATACTTTCTAATTGCTCGTTGAACGTCTGTCAACAACACTGCCCACTCTAATTTACTTGTACCTAAGAAGTGCATCACGTCATGTACACCTTTTTCTAACAATCCATCAAATCTCAATGCCACCAAACGTTTCAATGTTAAGTGTATGTCGCACATATTTTGACCACCCATTGCCCAACCATTAAAGTGTGTGCTAGGAAATTGTTTAGGATCACAGTAGTGTTTCATTTGTGCGTACCAATCATCTGCTTGTTGGAAGTTTTCGCCTTGTAGCACATTTAAAAATTTACAATTACCATTACGATTCTTCATAAAGTAATCATTGTTTATTTTTGTACCGTCCACTGCTTGTTGATATGAACTGATTTTACTTGCCGCCGCACCCGCAGGAGAACGAGATACCCAGGCAGGTATATCCAATATCATACCATAATCCATGTTGCCATCCATGAATGCCAACACTTGCTCACGTTTCTTTTTTGCTTTAGGACAGTTAGGATCTTTCCAATCACCTTCCCATACACCTTTACCAATCTGGAATCCACCTGAATCACCCAGTACCCAGTTGTCTTTTCTATCTCTGTTTCTGATGATGTCATCCCTCACAGAGAAGTGATTCATATTCAAATCAGCATGACCCGCCGAATACAAATGCCACTTGTAATAGAAGTAGGTATCTTTGGAACTCATATAGTTCATACCTTCTACACCATGTTCAAAGTTCTGAGGAACTCTTTCTGGTTTTATGTAGTCTTCTTGATGTCTTGCTTTGCCAAGATCCCTAGCATAAAAACTGCTCAACGCAGGAAGAAATGTTGCGTAATCCTTCTGCTGTTCAGTTAAGTTGTCAGTAGGTATGATTTTCTTATCCATATTATCCAAATGCCTTTATTGCCAAAAGTGGAACTAACCAAGGATATACCAAGTGTTCTATCAATTCATAGATCACAAGAGCAGTAAGGACAATGGCCCAAAGTTTAGATGTTTTTGCTTTTTTGCTGACATACTTGAAAACTTTAGAATGCCATTTGCCTATCTTATCTATTATGCCTGGTTTTTTCTTTTTTCGCATATTATTTTGTTTGTGCTGGTAGTATGTAATTGTATTCGCCAATTCCACTATCAACTGTTATCTGCATTGCTCCTTGATCAGAAATACTCATTTTTACTTTTCCGTCAAGACTTAAAATACTGATCACCTGTTGTATCGGCCAACTCCAAGTATTTTTTAATTCTTTGTTCACATTCATTTCAAATATAAATGAACCTGCGTGTGAATTAGCATCACCAAAAAAGAAACTTAAATGTTTGTTGCCTGGTGTTGTTGTACAGTCAGTGGTTTTCACAGTGAAAACAGTTTCTTCCACGTGTGCCGCCGCTTGTAATTTTAATCTCTGTATTGCCGCCAACTTAGGTTCAAATTCTATATCCCAAGCAGTACCTTTAAACTTCACAGATTTTAACTTTTCATTGATGATTTCAGTGCTCATAAATCTGTAATCATTTTTAAAATCACCACCTGCGTTTTCAAAGTGTATGTGTGTAGGAATAGTTTTGCCATTTCTTTCTGCTGACTTCACTTCAATCTTTGCTTCTTTTTGATACTCTGGACATTTTAAATGTAGAGCCAATTTGTCTAAATTAGGCATTCCAAACACACCATCAAATTCATTGACCTTGTTGTTTGTGTTTGCTGAAAGAATAACTGATCTGTCCTCAGCCATGCTTTCTATTTTTGTTTGTTCTTCGTTACTGATCTTCACAAGGCTAAGGAAACCTAGCGAATGTGTATGAGCCACGATGTCTTGTAAGATATCTTTCATATTATTGTTCTCCTGTTTGTTACATTATATTTAGGTTTTGACGAAAAGTCAATGACTAATTGTTCCATCTTG